CTTGAGGGGCAGGCGCGCCAAGGCCGCCTCGTAATAGGCCAGGCCCTTGCGGCCTCCGCCCGCGGAGTCGAGCTTCTCCTTGACGCCCACGCTGCCGTCGCCCGCGTCCGGGTCGCCGGACGCCTGCATGGGATCCCACGCCTCCAGCAGGTCCCGGTCGATGACCAGGGGGTGCTTGAAGAGCAGTTTGTTCTCGTTGAGGTTGTCGGCGACCCATTCGACCAGGTTCGCCTTGTTCTCGGGGTCCAGCTGCGGGCCCAGCACCTCGGCCGTGGCGAGCAGGGCTTTGAACTTGACGTCCTCGACTTTGACTCGTTCTGATTCAGGTTCTTCGATGAGCGACGGCCAAATGGCGCTGAAGGCGGCGCACCAGTCGAAGAACACTTCCTCGTAATTCTTGCCGCGGTACTCATCCGGATACTCGCGCTGCATGCGCGCGAAGAAGTCCGGGTTCCAGGCGCGGCGCTGCACGATCGGGTCCAGGAATGCGTAGACGGGTGCCAGCCACTTGCGGACGCCGTCGACATAGGTGGCGATGACCTTGGCGTCCTCGGTGCCCTCGCCGAAGCCCTCGGTGAGAGTGTCGTTCTCGAGGATCACCGCCGGGGCGTCCATCGAGTTGGCGATGTTCTTGAGGATGTTGGACCGGCTGTTGCCGAAGGCGCCGTCCAGGTTCTGGAGGTTGAGGCTCTCGACCTTGTCGTCCGGCCCCATGCTCAGGACGTTGTCGACCACGCCCTGCTTGAGCAGCGACCGCTTCTGGCCCGTGATCTTCATCATCAGGTTGTCGACGACGGACCCGGCGCCCTTGATGAAGGCGATGATGAGCCCGGCCTTCTTGCTGACCATGTCGTCCGTGATCATCGTCTGCACGAACGACTTGAGCGGGTAGAGCGGGCGCTGGTAGACGGACCGGCCGACGAAGCCGAAGGCGCTCGAGGTGTATTCGATGTAGAGCGGCTTCTCGTTCAGCAGCGTGACCGAGCGGTTCCGGGCGTAGGGCTTGCCCGCCACCGCGATGGCGGCGTGCTTCTGGAAGTCGAGGCTGTTGGGGTCCTGGTTGAGGACCAGGCTGCCCGACGTATTGAGCGGATCCAGCGCGTTGAAGGCGATGACCTTCTTCCAGAGCTCGTCGAACTTGAGCGGCTCCTTGGGGTCCTCGTCCTTGGTGAGGACGGCCAGGCTGGCGATGCCGTACACGCGAGCGAGGCTGCCCACGTTCTTGATGTTGTCGTCCGCGCCGTCGGCCTCCCACTGCGCAAGGAACGCGTCCCGCACTTCGTCGGGATGACCGCCGACCGTGACCTCGCGGGGCTTGCTTTGCGCCACCTTGATGGGCGAGTCGGCCATGCGGGCGCCGAGCGGGTGATATGCATATATAATTTTGCACAATTCATAGCTCGGAGCTGCCCCGGGCACGATCTCATCGGCATCGAGCATGGCCTGAAGACCAGATCCGACCTTCGAACCGTTGATGGTGATTGTTCCCATTATGCTGCGATCTTCTTGCTGGCGTGGTAGACACGAAGAGCATCGCGCGCGTCGGGGCGTGCCCAGCGCAAGGCGGCTGCTTCGCGCATCTTCTGGCGTGATACATCGGACATGATCTTGCCGACTTGCGACGCACCGATCTTGGCCCGATGCTCAGGCGTCTTGGTCTTACCTCGATGAGCGGCGCTCAACCGCGCCCGGAGCTCGTCCGACCGCTTAAGGCCGCCGTTCGCTGCCGCAATTTTTGCCTTCGTTTCATCGGACGGCACCCATCCGGACTTCCCGTCGCCGCCATCCGTAAGGTTGACGAGCGGGCCATGCTTGCCACGCCCGATCGCCGCGATGAGAGCGACCTCGGTCTCAATGGCTTCGGCCTCGGTCAAACCTTCACGGACCTTGACTTTGGGGAGGATGCCGCCTGCGCGAGCGATAATGCGCGCGAGATGCTTATTGTAATGCTTTGTACCAACGCGCTCGTGATGCAGCCACCGGCCGCGCGTACCTTTTCCGACATAGCACGGCACACCATTCGGCCGAAATAAAATGTAAACGTAGAAACGATCCATTTAATGACCCCCTGGCATCGAGAGCCAGAAGCTGGCGATCACGACGACCGCGATCACCACGAAGGCGCCGATGACGCCGTAGGCGAGCGTCTTGCCGTCGTCGGGCTCGCCGAAGCCGAAGTCATCGTCGTCATCCTCGCCGCATGTTCCCGTCACGACGCGGCCACCCACTTGCGGCTCGCTTCGCTGCGGACGAACGTCCCCGCGGGCCCGGTCGAGCGGCCCGCCTGCATGTCGAAGACCTGGCCGGGCGGGCAACGCTCCACGAGCCAGTTCGGCTGGCCGCCGAAGATGTCGCGAAGGGTGCGTCCAAGTTCCATCTAGGCGCGTGCTCCTGTGAGGCGGGACAATGGTATGGGGCGGATGAACCCTGAGTCGGATCCCGTCCGCGGCGGCTGCCAAGCCGGTATCGGCCTGGGCTTGAGGTTGTACAGGTTCTCCGGCGCGCCGCCCGTGTGCGGCTTCGGGCCCGGCTTGGCCGGGGCGACGTTGACAAGTTCGGGGGCGAGCTGGCCGACGTAGTAGCGCGCGAGCTGCGGGCTCATGCCCACTTCTGCGCCGATCTCGGCCCAGGTCATCCTGGCCCTGCGGAGGCGGACCGCGTTCGCGGCCTTCGATCCATAGTTCATCACAGCCCATCCGCGTCGCCGAGCGCGACGCATATCCCGTAGGTGAACGTGTCCAGCAAGTCATCGGCCCGCTTGGCGGCGTCCTTGTCCCCGACCCTGAAGCCGGTGACCTGCGCCACCAGGTGGTTGCGGGACGTGCCCTTGTAGTCGGTGACTTTTTCGTAGGCGTGGCGCGTTAGCTTCACGCGCCCAGGATAAACGTGGTTGGACGCCTTGAGCGCCCGCTCGTCCTTGCCGATCGCCGTCAGCTCCGACGGGATGGCCGTGGCGGGCAGGCCCTTGCCTAGCGCCGCCTGCAGCAGGATCTGGCCGCTGTCCTTGTCCTCGACGAAGGCGCCCATGCTGCCCATGCGGGCGCCGCATTCGCGGGCCAGCACTTCGACGCGCGCCAGGACGCCCGGCAGCCAGTCGATGAGGAAGGCGCCCTCGATCTGGACGATATCCCAGTCGAGGATGAGCAGGGGGTGAAAGGGATTCGATTTGTTGACGGCGAAGTAGGTGACGGCCGTGCCGTCATTGGCCTTCCCCGTCTTAGTGGCGGAGTCGATGATGGCGAAGACGGCGTCGCAGCTGGTCGGGTACGGCAGCGGCTGGCCTTCCGCCAGCAGCTTGTCCATGCCGAAAAAGGCGACGCCGCTCCAGTCGACGAACTCGGCCCCGTATTCCTGGGCGAACACCAGTGGATGCTTTTCGCGCCGCAGGCGCTCGAAGGTCTCGATGACGCGCTTGGCGTGCTCGGCCTCGGTCTCCCCGGGCTTGCGCGCTGGGACATGTGGGTTGGTCCAGCTGGGCGCGTGGTACTCGCGGAAGCCGTACTTCTTGCCGGGCAGGTCCGGCCTGCTGGGGTCGTAGCCGCCCTCCGGCGGGTCGCCCCCGGCCGGGCTTATCTGGTAGAGGAAGTTCTCCGGGTCATTGCCGTTCGTGTTCGACAGCACCCAGCAGTCGCCGTCGAGGTCCAAGAGCGTCGGCTCGATGGCCTTCTCCCAGATGCCCATCATGGCGACGTTCTTGGTGAAGGCCGCCTCGTCGATGATGGCGCGGCGGTACTTCCTCGAGCGCCCGGCCCTGTCGTTCTCGAGCGTCCAGACGTCGATGCGGCCCCGGGTTCTTGTCTTAATACGCCCCTCGACCTTGGACGCCGACCGCTTGAGGTTCGGCTCGGCACTCTCCACCAGGTCGAGCATTTCATCGTACGCTTCGGACGAGATCTTGTAGTCCGGTGCGAACCAGCCGACCGGCTCGCCCTTGGCGGCCTCGTCGACGGCCAGCGTCTTGCCGAACTCCGTCTTGCCCCACCGGCGCCCGCAGCGGACGATGTTCCGCTTGCCCGGTATGGCGTAGGCCGCGACCTGGCCGGGGTGGAGGGTCGGCAAGTTCAGCCGATAATGTATTCCCACGTTACCCGCCGCGGGACGGCAGGCCGCCGGTTATGGTGAGCCGGACGGATCCCGGTTCGGTGTCGCCGTCGTCATCGGGCGACTTGAGCAGCTCCCGGCGCGTCTTCTCGAGGGACTCGATGCGCGCTAGGCACGCTTGCTCGATCTTGTCGAAGTCCGGCAGCCGCTTGACCCGCTTGGTGAGGTCGTAGACGTCGCCGTCCTTGCTGAGCGACTGGTCATCGACCACTTCGACAAGCACGTGCTGGTCTTCGCCATCGCCCCTGGTCGGGGCTGCCAGCGCGTCCTCCCACGCTTTGCGGGCCTTGACCGTCCGGGCCAGGCGCAGGCGCATGAGGCGCAATTCATGGTCGACGTTGCCGAGCACCGCCTCGGCGTAGATCGCCTGGTCTTCCTCCGAGAGGAACCGGCTGTAGATACCCGAATTGGCGTTCGGGTTCGCGAGGCCGGATGCCTGCGGCGGGGTCATCCCGCCATGACGCCTGCACCGGCCGTTCGTCATCGCTGGTTGTTTACAAGGCGTGCCCGCGCGGGTCTTCGCCCCGCACTTGGCTTGCCCTTGGTTCATCGTGCGATGTGTTCGGCAACATGGACTTGTTTCGGGAACGTGTGTTCTGTCGCTCTCGGACGCGCGAGCCGCGCATCTGTTGCCGATCCTTTTCTATCTTGGTTTCGGGGGACTTTTTAAGCCGCCGCTAGGGCGCCGGACGCTCCGCGCATCCGGCCCGAAGTGCTTTCGAGGACCGGCACGAGCGACTTGAGTGGAATCTTTAGCTCGTGATCCCTTCCGAGTAAATAGGTCAGCACCACTCCACACCCTTTCGAGTAGCGGAGGAATCGACCCTGCAGGTCGCGGAACGGGCCGTTCGCCGACGACACCAATTCGCCCGGCACGAACCGCTGCATCAGTTCATCTTCCGACTTTTCGTTGAAATCACCGCGTGAAAGCCGGTCGCGGAGGTCTTCGACGAAGCCGACCGGAAGGGCCAGGGGGGTCGTCGTGTGGACCGGGAGGACCTTGCGGATCCCGCGGGTCCGGTTGACGGCGCCCGCCTCGTCCGGCGTCTCGAGCTCCACGAACACATAGCCGGGAAATAGGCGCGCCGCGCGGTTTCGGGTCACTATGGGCGCGAAGGCGGTGATGCCTTCCCTGGTCAGATGATAGATTGCAGTGGATTCCAGCCCCGGCATTGCCTGGGCGACGTACCATCGAAAATCAGCCAAGCCCCACAGCTCCTTCGATCAGCCCGGGGAACCATAAGCACGCGCCGAACGCGCACGCCACTCGAAGGTTCCTGGAAAACCCGCCTTCGCGGCCACTTTCGAGTGAGGCTATTAACTATTACCAATAATCACGAAAGAACAAATAGGGGGCGTGCCTTGCACCTATAGTATGGCCACGAACGAAAAAAATATTTATTATAGAGAGTAGATTTATCTACACTCTATTCTTTATATTTGTTTCGTTCGTTGCTTTAATATAGGGAGGTTTTCGTGGGTCGAATCAAGTACGGCGTGGGGCGGGGAACGCTCAGGACCGACGACGGGCGCGTCAGCTCAGACGATGTGAACCTGAGCGATCCGCCGTCCCAAATATTCGTCGAAGGCCGGACGGTAGTCCTCGTCTGGCCCCCTGACAAGCGCGCCCGTTTCTTGCGCCTGCGCGATGCCCTCAATGAGTTCGGCCTCCACCTCCACGAAACCGATGTTCCGGACGGGAGCAACCTTCGCCGGAAGTGGGATTATAGGCGCGTGGACCTTTTGACGGCGCTCGCCCACGTCCACGACAATCCAGGCATCCTCTTCGATGACTGGGCGAAGTTGTGGTGCCAGGGGGGACAGCAATCCGACGCGGGCTACAAGGAGGCGCGCAAGAAGGCGATGGTGGCATTATCGAAGCTGTTCAATGACGGCAAGGTAGAAAAGCGTAAACGTCCAGAAGATGGGCGCCTGATACTCTATCCCATCGGTGGAATGCCTTATGGCGAGCTAAAGTTTGCCGGTCGTCCTGTCAGCGCGTAGCTGCGGCGAAAATAATTCCACCCCGATCCCCTGGAACCCCTTCCCACCGCCAGGGAACCGTGCCTAACGTGTGCCCGCTGAGAGATGATTCGGGGCTCCTGCGAAGAAGCATCAGATCACTTCGAAGCGGCCGCAAGGCCCGATGACCTTCTAAACGGTGCGTCAAGCTGCGTGCACCGGATCTAGATCCGGGGGAAGGTCAAAGGGCTGCGGCGGGTGCGAACTGCACGGGCTGGGCACATAATCGGAGACGGACATGAGCGACAAGACCTCACCAAGAACTGCGCCGCTAGGTCGGCCGGGCACTATAACGATCCCCATCGAGGAGCACGCCGCCTACCGCGTGGCCCTGGCGCCATTGGCGATGATAGCCGAGGTCTGGGCCCAGGACGGTCTCGACGAGGACAGGCCGGAGTGGCGACGGCGCATAGCCCGCCAAGACGATCCCGCCAAGAACGTACCGTTCGACGAAGTCGAGCTGCTCTCCGGCCGCGGCGGGCGCCGACTCCTGGTGCTCCAGGACGCCTTCAACGCCCGCGACGCCCTGGCAGGCAAATTTAAGCCCGGCGTCGTCTTTGCAGAGAAGCCGGAGCGAAACGAATACGGCGCCGAAAACCACCTACAGCCGTCCGACTTCGCCGTTGCACCACAGCCGACGCACGTTCCCGTCCTCGAGCAAGGCGACGGCATGATCAAGATCGTATCGCCGTTCCCGATGCCGAAGATGGGCGAGGAATACCGTGTGATCGCCACCGCCTTCCACAGCGACCGGCCCGGCGAAATCAGTTTGATGAAGCTTACGCGCGCCCCTTGGTCCACGCCAGAAGTCACGATGGATGGCATCATGGAGCGGCGGCGTGCCAAGCCAATCCGTGACGCTTTGGAAAAGATCATCAAGCGATACAACGAATCGCCCGACGCCAGGATTGGTATCGACGAAGTCGCTCCGGCCCATGTCGCGCTGGCAGCCTATGATGCTGGTGTTGTGCCGAAGAATCCCACGCTCAATAAGCGCTGGCCCTTCCGCGAGAACCCAGGCGAATTCACGAACAGACTCATGCGCGTGCTCGGGATGGGAAAAGCTCTTATCGGCAATAGTATCATGGTCGATGAACACCAGATGCTTGCAGCCATCCGAACGGTCCTGATCGAAGATCCACCGGCCTTGGCGGATTGGTCAAAGTCGGTGCTCGAGTCTTCAATGATCTCGGCCGGATCGCCGTACCTTCCCATGGGTGCGGACTTGTTTGGCGCAATCTGGGATGCTTTGAACGGTCATCCTGGCGAGATCTACAATACCGCAGAGGACGAACGCTACAGGCGTGAAGCCATGTCGCGAGTCCTGAAACTTATGCCGACGCCGGACAAGTTCCCGGCCGGACATTCAAAACCGCAGATCAAGCACGAATCAATTCACGCCCCCGACTGCGCCACGAAATGCCGCGAGCAAAAGCTCCACAAGCACGAGTGTGATTGCGGGGCCGTTCTTTCAATGACGAAGCTCGACGGCGGTATCTCCATCAGCGTCGAGGAGGGCGCGGCAGTGATCCGGGAGCACGAGCGCGAAGAACTCGACCGCGCGTCAAACGCCGTCGCACGCGTCCTCCGCGAAGCTGGCCTGGGCGGCTTGGTGGGGATGCGGCCGACGATAGTCCGCGAGATAGCCGAGGCGGTGATCGGCGAAGAGAATCCGGGAGGGCGCGGACTATGACGTTCGACCCAACAGCCGTCCGCGCACGCCTGGCGGCCATAACGCCGGGCCCGTGGACCTACGACGCCACGAAGAACGAGGGCAGCTACGGCAGCGGCCCGGATACCCATGAAGGCTTCGACAGTTATCAAGTCCTCGGGGAAGTGCGTGGCAAGGAAGTGGTCATCTGCGATTGCGTCAATTCAGACGTCATCGAAGTCTTGGTGGAAGATGGCGACGACGAAAACGGCGGCAGTGCCTGGGACGACCAGGGCCGCAAGAACATGGAGTTCGTCGCGTCAGCCCCGGCCGATCTTGCTGCTGCATGCGACGAGATCGAGCGGCGCCGGAGCACGGAGGCGATGATCCGGAACATGATCTACAATCTCGAGCAAGCCAAAACTTCGACGCATCCCGGCAACGCCGACACGATGCCGATGGTCGATAGCGCCGTGATCGTCCGGGCCTTGCGCGGGGCCATAGGCTTGGGGCCGGAGGAGCGGCCGTGACCGACGCTCTTTTCCATGCTCTTGCTAGAGTCGCGATCGCGGCCGATCTGCGCCGCGGCGGCATTACGGGCCCGCTCGACGAGGACCTGATCGAGAGCGCGGCTGGGATCGTCGTTGAGCAGTTCGAAGCCGGGAAGGTCGTCCCCAACTTCGCCGCCGCGGTCCGCGAAGTGGGCGTAAGGCGCCGCGAAAAACTTGCTGTTGTCGACGTGGAGGTTCCGTGACCATAACAACCATCTACGGCATGTCGGACCCGCGCGACGGACAGCTGCGCTACGTCGGCAAGACCGTCGAGACGATAGACAAGCGCCTGGCGCGTCACATGAACGACGCGCATCGCTTGAAGAACCGAAAAGACCGCTGGCTATCACGCCTCGCCGCGAAGGACCTTCGTCCTGATATTTTCATCATAGAGGTCGTGCCGCACGGCGAATGGGTTGATGCCGAGCGATTCTGGATCGCCTACTACAAGATGATCGGCGCTGACCTGATGAACCACACCAGCGGCGGAGAGGGCGAGCCTGGGTTCAGCATGTCCGAGGACGCCAAGGCGCGTATCGCCGCTGGCAACCGCGGAAAGCCGAAGAGTCCGGAGCACGTCGCCAAGATCCTCGCCGGACCGGGTATATTCAAGAAGGGGCAGGTTCCGCACAACGCCGGAAAGACGGCGTCGGAAGAAACCCGCCGCCGGATATCGGATGTCCAAAAAGGAAAGCCGAAGGGTCCGCAGTCGCCGGAGCACCGCGCCAACCATCTCGCTGCGATGAAGACACGCCACAATCCGCCAACGTGGTCGGCCGCTAGGCGCGCAGCCCATGAACTTAGATACGGAGCGAAAAATGCTCCCGACGCTTAAAGAATTGCTGCACTGGCCCCCTGGTCAGGAGCCTTACACCAAGCAAGAAGAAGCACATCAAGCGTCGAGCGGCGAAAAACTATTCGCGCTCTTTGCTGAACAACGCACTGGCAAAACAATCATCACGCTCGGCACATCCGCTTATCAGTATCGGCGGTTCCTCGATGCAGGGGGGTTCGGCGGGAAGAAGCTCGAGGGCGAGATGCGGCTGGGCGTGCGCGACCTGCTGCCAGCCAAGTTCCTCAAGGGCTCGCCGGGTAAGCGGCCTGGCACGTTCCTGGATCCGCGCATCGACGACCTGCCGAAAAAGCCCACGAAGCCGGGCTTCTGCTACCGGCCGCTGCATTGGGCCACCAAGGGCCTGGACGCGCTGCTGGTGGTGGCGCTGCCATCTGGCGTGCCAGCGAACTGGGCCGACGAGATAGCCGCCCGGATCCCCGCCGACATGAACCCGCGCGTGATGGTGTGGAACTCGCGCAAGGCCGACCGGGCCGAGTTCGCGCGCGAGTTTGCTGCATTACTCGAGCACGAGGGCTTCGCCGCCTTCCTCATCAACGGCGAAGCAATTCCGACCGACATTGCCAAGAAGGCTGTCGGCACGTTCCTGCGATGCCGCCGCGCCCTGACGGTTGGTGACGAGACGAGCCTGGTGTGCAGCCAGCCCGGCAACGTCCGGAGCCGCGTCATGGAGGCCATCAAGGGCCTGCCGGGCGCCCTAGCGCGCCGGATCCTCGACGGCACGCCGGGGGACGAGAGCCCGCTCGACTTGTTTAGCCAGGTCGGGTTCCTCGACTACAAGATCCTCGGCTTCGACAGCTGGATCGCGTTCAAGAAGTATTATGCCGAGTGGGAGGAGAAGACCGTCTACGTCAAGGGCAAGGAGCGCAAGTTCACTGGCATGGTGGAAGACGAGCAGGGCCGCAAGAAGTTCCGCAACATGGACGAGATGGGGCGGCGGTTGGCGCCGGTGTCGTTCCGCGTGCGGCGCAAGGACGTGTTCGACATCCCAGACAAGATCCGCGTGCCGTACCACTTCGAATTGTCCCAGGCCCAGCGCGACGTCTACGACCCGCTGCGAGAGGAGTTCGAGGCGTGGCTGTCGGACGGCCTGCACGTCACGGCCAAGCACGTGCTCGCGCGCATGACGCGGCTGGACCAGGTCAGGGGCAACTGGTGGCCGCCGACCATCGTGCCCACCATCTGCGCCAAATGCGAAGGCGAGGGCTGCGACGCTTGCCATGACGTGGGCGCGATACTTGCCAAGACAGCCAAGAAGATCATCGACGCCAAGAGGAACCCGCTCATCGAAGCGGCGGCCGACGTGCTCAGCATCAACAAGGAGCCTGGTATTGCATGGTGCGTGTTCGACGAGACGGTGGAATCGATGATGACATTGGCTTCGTCCCGCGGACTGAACCCGTTGCGCTACGACGGATCTGTTGACGACGAACAAAAAGCCGCCAACAAGCGCGCCTTCCAAGCGGGCCACTCCGGCCTGTTGGTGGGAAAGGAGGCCAGCGGCGGCAGGGGCTTGAACCTGAGTGCTGCGTCCTGGATGATGTACGTCGAGAACGGCTATTCGAAGCGCAAGCGGAGCCAGTCGGAGGACCGCGCGGAAGTGGCGGGGCGGACGTTTGGCACCGGCATCTACGACCTCATCGCCGACGACACCTACGACGCCGAAAAGCTGGCCGCGCACTTCGCCAAGGGCGAGGTGTCGGAGAACTTGTGGGCGGCCATCGCGGCCGCGAAGGAGGCTGCGTGAACGACAAGCGGTTGCAGGAGAGCCACGACGAACTGAGCCGGATCGTCTCCAGGCAGGAGGGTGAGCTCTCGAACGCGCGCGTCAAGATCGAGAACCTCGAGCGAGAGCTCCTCGAAGCGCGGCGCCCGATCCCGATGCGCTTGACGTGCCCGGTCTGCAGCGACCTTCACGTTGACGAAGGCGAATTCAGGACGAAGGAGCACCATACGCACGCATGCCAGTCCTGCGGCAACGTATGGCGGCCCGCGATCCGCGCGACCTTCGGCGTGCGCTTCCTGCCGGGATTCAAGAACTTTCCTGACGAGGACGATGCATGAGCAAGCTCCTGCAGCTCGATCCGCCCATCCCCGTCATAACGCCGCTTGGCGCTGCCATGGCGCACTTCGTGTGGACTGACGACGCCAACCTTTTGAACTTCGGCGTGTTCCAGCTGGCGACAGGCGAAAGCTGGTGGTTCGACAATCGGTTCATCAGGCAGATCCAGTCAATAACTGGAGAGCGATACGCCACCTCCAAGATCCACATGGAGCCGGAGATGCGAGAGAAGATGCGGCCGCACATGGCGCGGCACGGTATTGAGGAGGAAACATAATGGGCGCACACATCATCGATGGCGAGTTTCAGTCCGACAAATATCCGACAACGCCGCGCGGGAAAGTGCCGCTCTCCGTCAAAGATGAGACCGCGCAGGACCTCCTCTGGGAGTATGCCCAGCGCAGGCGGTCCGTTGATAGTGAGTTTTCCGACGACCTGGAAGTGGCGCTGAAGGCGAAAGGCTATGTCCCGATCGCCGATAAGGTTGGCGCCAGGCTCGAAGGCAATCCGAAGTCTGGCGAAGAACTCCTCGCCATGCTCGAGCGCCGCATGGGATCTATGAAGCTCATCGGCGAACGCGACGACCTGCTTCTCGATTCTGCTATATTCATCGCACGCACCCTGAAAGGACTCCCGACATGAAAACAATTCTATTCATCGCCTTAGCATTCGTCGCCATCTTCCGGCCCACGCTCGTCATGGCAGCCGCCACCACCGACGCGAAGACACCCCCTGCCCCTGCGGCGCCTGCGAGCCAGAAGGTCGACATGACGCTGACCGACCTCCAAGTAGCGCTCATTGCCATCAACAACGCTGGCGCGGCATGCGACTTGGGCGTCAAGCAACTATGCCCGGTCGTTGGCGCCCGCGACGCCACGGTGGCCAAGCTCCAGGGGGCCTACAACGCGCTCCAGGGGGTGAAGCCGTGAGCGACAACTGCTTCAGCTGCCTCCATGCGGCGCCGCTCCACATGCCCGACGGCCGGATCGACTTCAACATGAAGATGTGCGTCGCCGTGCCGCCGACGCCGGTCGCTCTTCCCGCGGCGCCGGGGCAGATGATGATCAAGGCGATGTTTCCCGTCGTCGACAAGACGATGGTCTGCCACATGCACACCGAAAAGGTCGTGGACGAGTCCGAACCGGCCGGGAACATGACGCAATGACCGAGAACGTCGCCGAAAGGTACGTCGTCCTCAAGGGCACGATGTACTTCAAGGACTCCGAGTTCAAGGACCGCACGAAGCGGCTCGCGGAGGCGGGGTTATTTAGTCTCGCCGAGGCCGAAGCCGCGGTCCGGGGACAGACGGGCGACG